TTTTTCTTTAGATCATCGGGCGCATAGTTTCTCCGTATGGAGAGCACTACTCGGCTGCCTTCTTCTACAGTTACTATGTAGGGCAATTTTATTCCTGTTGGTTCATTGTTTGGACCAACTTCTTCAAAACCTTCTAAATCTAAATTTACGTGACACTCTAATAAAGTGTACATAGTTTCTTGTTTACCAACTTTTTTAGTGCCGTCTAATTCTTTTTCTTTTTTCTCAACAGAGTTTTGTTCTACATTCCCTGGAGGTGAAAGTTCGATGTCTCTATAAAAACCATTTACTTGTTGTTTACGTAATTCATTTTCTGACATTTTAATTACATGTATTATTGACTCCGCATCATCTAAACTTGTTGCCGTATATGGCACCACTAGTTCATCAGCTGGTACAAATTTTGATACGACTCTACCCATTGGTACATCGTAATAAACTTTTTTAAATGTTGAACCTGAAAGAGGTAAATGAAATAACATAGAATCAAACTCTGCCTCGTACTCTTGCATCTCATCCATGATTAAATAATTCATGTAATCTTTTACACGAACAGCTTGTTGTTCTGTCTGTGGATTCTTAACACCTATAACCTGTGTTCTAACTGGGCCATCAGCTGGTAATAATTCTTTATAAGCTTGTGCTTGAAACTGTGTGACTGCTTCTGCTAACACCGGGTGTGTTGCACCAGATGCACCTTGAAAGGGTTCAGTTCTATTTTCATATTTAAATCCTAAAAGATCTAAACCTGTTTTATAAGAGTCTTCCCAATCTTTTCTTGATGCTTTGTAATCCATGTAGTTTTGCACCATGTCATTGCCAACAGGTTCTAAAACATCATCAGGTAAAAGTTCTGCTAAATTATCAAAATGATTTTCTGTGCCAGGTATATTTACAGCACCTGGTTCATAGTCAATAGTTGCTCCACCATCTTCTTCTGGTATGACTTCTATTGGTCCTTTTGAATCTTGTCCTTCTTGTTCCTGAACAGCTATTTCTTGCAATTCCGCATCTGAGGGAATTTCTTCTCTGTTTCTAGTGTTCGGGAGTCCTTTGTCTATTTCTGCCATATGTTACTCCTACATATTCTTAACACGGTTTTTTAAAGATCGCAACCCTTGTGAATCAGGATTCATTGATACTGTTTGTGGGCCTTCATCTATACCAGCTAATTTAGCTATACCACCACCTGCTAGACCAAATGGATTATTACCTCTTAAATTTAACAAGTCTTCTTGTCTACCTGCCTCAAATTTAGGAAACACTTTACCCATAAACACTGGTCCTTTAGATTCTAGTTTTTGTATCTCTGCATCTCTTACTGCTTCTGCAAGATCTTGTTTCTGTTTAAAAAATTTATCTGATGCCATGTTTCCTATAATTGTATCTTCCATACTTAATCCAACAGAATCTCCTAAATCACCTGTATCGACAGACATTGGAGTTCTATAATCTTTAAGAATCTTATTTAATTTTTGTTGCTCATCCTCTAAAGATTGTCGAGTTCTCATCGCTGTATCTGCTTGTAACATTTCATCGTCAGGTAACATGAATGTATCTTTTGGTTGTAAGTTTTGAAATTTAACTTGATCTGCTAAATCTTCAACTTTTAAATTTTGTTTTAAGATAGTGTTTAATGTGTTGGTTTGATCTAAAACTTGTTGTATACCTAAAAGTTTATCGTCCGTCATACCTTTAATTAAAAAATTACCTTGATTGTCTTTTTTACCAAATCTTTTTATTAGTTCTTTGTCTGGGTCTATTTTTGTTTTTTCTCCAAGTGCATAATTAAATAAACTATCACCTATAGTCTCTTTAAAAGTTTTACCTGTCGTCAACATATCATAACCAACAATTCCTGCCTCAGCTGCAGCGGTAAAGGCTATTGCAGCAGGGCCAAACAGACCACTCAATGTAAAGGCACCGCCAAGTGATTTACCCGCTCTTAAAATTTGTGTAGCAAGAGCACCTTCTTGAGTGCCGAGTTTTACACCTCCCTTAATTACTTTCTCTAATCTGTTTTTACCGCTTATCGCACACTCTGAAAGATTTGCAGGTCCGGTTGCATAATTTATTCTACCACCTTCTTTTTTGCCAAAACTTGCTCTACATTTAGGATTAGAGGAAAAAGCTGCTAATTTTGTTTCTATGTCATTTAAAAGTTGTTTGTCAAACTCTGCAGCTTCTTTTAATAATCCTCTTGGAAGAGTGGCTCCTTCTTTTTTTGCAGTTTTAAGTATGTCAGTTAAATCTAAACCTTTACCAAAAAATCTCTCTCTTGTAACCATGGATGGAACAGATTGAATATTTAAATTTGCTAAATCTTTTTTAAATACATTAAATGCTTTTTTTCTATCTGCTAAAGGTGTTTTAGATTTTTTAGATGCTGCCCAAGCGTTTTCAAAATCAGTTCTAATTCGATATTCATCTAAATTATCATCATAAAAAGCTAAACTTGTTTTTAAAGGATTATTTTGTCTACCAAAATCATGTTGAATTGTATAAGCACTTGTTGTCATTCCTTCGTTATAATTAGGAATTAAGGCATAATTAATACTAGTTCTTAAATTAGGTTTATCATTTATAAAAAATTTTTGACGATATGATTTTACTGCTTCATCGTAATTTTTTAATCCAAATGAACCGGCATTTTTGTTAACATAGTTTTTAAAATTATTATAATTAAAAATTTTACCAGTTTGATTGTCTTTAATTTTTATTTTATTACCATAGTAATCTTTAGCACTCATCGATTTAGAATAACCAGACTCAATACTAAATCTACCTTTTCCATCTACATTTTTATTAGCAGTCATGACCGAGTCTCTCCAAATAGCTTCATCAGCGTTTGTAGCTAAAGGATCCAAACCTTTAAGTCTATATTCTGTTCGTTTATCTTTTCGTCTTTGTGCTAATAGTTTAGCTTTACCCTCTTCGGTAGACATTCTTTTTTTTATAAATCTGTCCATTCTTATTTTTTGTTTTTTTCGTTGTTCTTCTTTAAATTCTAAATCTTCTTTTAATTTTTCTTTTGTTTTTTCTTTAGCTCTGGCTGTAATAACTTTATTTCTTAATTCAGAAGAACTTAAACTTTTTATATTTTTTATTTTTAATCGTTTAGCTTCTTTTAAAATTTGTTTATCAGTTAGAGCCACAGCTTTAGTGGCTACGCTTTTAATATTTAAAGTTCGTCTTCTGCTGCCAACATTACCAGGTGTAAATTTACCCTCACCTTCTTGAGGTTTAAAACCTAAATCATTTAAATAATCAGCAAACTCTTCATCTGCTCCTGTTTTAAAAAAATCACTTTTTTGAAAGTTTTTATACTCTGTAGCAAATTGTTCATTTGTTAAAGAACCAGTTCTTCTTAAAAGATTAAATTTTTTATTTTTAAATTGTTTTTCTTTTAAAATGTTATCTATTAATGATCTACTTACTTCTAAGTCATCAGCTAAATCTAACACAGATATACTAGAATTATCAGGTAAGTTTGTTAAATAATTTTTAACTTTCATTCTTTTTTCATATTTAGCACCCGCTTTTGAAACAGAACCTTTTGGACGAGCATACCCCTGCCTCGTGCCACTAAAACCTGGTTGCACTAACATACCACCACCAGCTTTTGGATTACGTTTATTGAAATCTTCGAAAGCTTCTTTTTCTAATGCAGACTGTGGTCTTTGCATTTCACTTGCTGGAATTACTTCATCCTCATCAAAGAGTTCCATGATTTCTATAATTTTAAAATCTTTCATTACTCTCCTAACATGGAAGCAACACCACCACTTGCTCGTTTAATTTTTTGTTGAGGTATGTCTGATGCTTCTTCTATAATTTCTTTTTTAATTATCTCACTAATATCATCGGCGTCTGCTGGTGTGCCATCCACATCAAAGTCTACCCTAAACTCATCATACTCATCTGCTGGTGTTCCTTTTGTGCTTTCATCAGCCATACTCTTTCCAGGTTTGTAGTTCATAACAGTTCTATCATTTATTGTGTCAAAAGTTTTTTCACCAGAAGTTCCAACACCCATCTTATCTTTTACAATCTCCATCTCACCTGTTCCAATATCTTCGGTTAACGTATACTCAGACCCATCTTTACCCACATAATTATATTCATTAACTCTTTCTTTAGGTTTTACTTTTGATTCTTTACCAAGAAGTTTGATTTTATTTGCAAGATCAAAGAAATATTGTGGCGGTGCTTTTGATACATCTTTAGCAGATTCTTTTATAACTTGTTTAGTCGCTTCTTTTCCACTTGTTCCAATTAAACCAGATTTAATTGCAGCGATAGTTGCAGCAAGACCACCCATAACTTTTAAAAAAGCACGTTTGCTTGGACTACCAACTTTGAGACCAATACGACCACCTTCTGAATTTTCTTTACGACCTTTTTCTTTTTTAAGATTTTTTAATTCTATTCTTTGGTTAATGTCGTCAGCAATTTGTTGCATTTTAGCATCTAGATTCGGATCCATTTGTTTCATATATCTTGCAAACTCTGCTGCAACTTCGGGGTCGGATATATCTATCATGCCAGTCTCTTCGATGCTTTTTAAAGTTTTTTTAGGTTTGACTAATTTTTCTACAACTTTTTTACCCACTCTAAATCCTACACGTCCTCCTGTTTCAAATGGAAATGGATCTTTTTTAGTTGCACCTTTAGCCTCCTCCATAATTTCTTTTGCAGTTAATCCGTAATTATCCTGAGCGTAAATTATATCATCAAATGTATAACCTCTTTTTAACAGCTCTGCTGTCTGTTTATCATCTGTTATTAAATATTTTTGTTTTTCTGGACCCGTCATCTTCTGTATTTCTTTTGTTTGGTATTGAATTGTATCTAACGGGATTAATTTTTTTTGTAATGCTCTCTCATCTGCAAGGGCTTCTATTTCTTTCATTTTTTTAAATTCTTTTAAAATCTCTGGGTCTCTTAATACTTGATTTGCTATACCTCTAAAATCACCTTTCTTCGTAGCTTCATCTATATTTTTTTTAATAGACTTTTGTAAAATCTCGTCCTGATCTTGCGTCCCACCTATGATAGGTTTTTGTGTATCTAACTGTCTGCCTTCTAAATCAAATACTTTAGCAGGTGGTTTTTGAGTTATAAAATCATCTAAATTTTTTTTAAAAATTTGGTCTTCTAAACTTTTAACAAATCCTAATGCTTGCTCATAATCTCTTTCTGTTTTAATTAAATTAATATCTAAGCCTAGGTTTTTCATTCTAGCCTCTAAACCATCATATGCAGCTTGCACTGCCTCTCTAGAAGCAATGACACCTCCTCGTTTAAACAATTCTTTTTTTATTAGTTGTTCTACGATTTTGTTCATTAATAATAATTCCTTTTAGTTTTCTCGACTTTATCGTCGACATAATCTTCAGGGTGATCGATCAGACCGCCCTGTCTGAATCGCATGATTGCTTGCGTAGTTGAGTCTACAAGATCGTCATGATCACCATAAGGAAAAGCCGCACACTCCTCAATGACGTCGTCTGCGAATTTCTGCTCAGGTGCGTATATCATACCAGATTCAAACAAAGGTGCAACCGCATTTACACGAGCATGCTTGTCGTTTCCTTTTGATGGACTAAAGTTTACAACAGGTATATCCATCTTTCTCAGCTCGTATGTTAAAGGTAGCCCTGATGCTTTAGCCTCAACAATAACTGTTTCGGGTTTCCAATAGCTGTATTGTTCAAGAGCCAGACGTCTTAGTTCTGGAAACTCGTATCTACCTTTTATGGCATCTAACAATATCAAACAAGCTGGACTATCTTCGTGAGGATAAAATATACCCCATGTCGTTATCGCACTGTAGTCGGCTGTTTCTTTTTTTAAAAAAGCTGTATCGTAAGATTGTATCACATGATGTAGTTGTGGTATGTCATCAGCAGTATACTTCATCCACCACTCACGTTTTAATATTGCACCCTCCTCTGCCGTTGGGTTTTGCATCCACTGCGCGTTCCATTTGCCCGTGGGCAGTGTTGCTTGTACCTTCTCTAATTCATCTAACTTCCAATACTCAGGCCATACAGGTTTAGCGTTCTTTGATCCGTGGTCCATGATTGCTGGAAACTCGACCACGTGCCATTGATCAGCTTTGGGTTCTTTTTGATTTTGTATTAGTTTACCTGTCAAATCTTTATTACTCCATCTAGTCATAACTAAAACTATCTTGCCTCCCGGCTGTAGACGTTGACGTGGACCTGATGTGTACCACTCGTAAGCTGACTCTAATGCCGTAGGAGATAATGCATCTTGCTCTGAATGTGGATCATCGATTATAAGTAAATCTGCACCACGTCCTGTGATTGCACCACCTACACCAGCAGCAAAATATTCACCACCCTGTGCTGTTTCCCAACGTCCTGCTGCTTTAGAATCTTCTTGTAATCTTGTTTTAAAAATTTTTGTGTAGTCCTCTGAGTCGATAAGATTTTTAGCCTTACGACCAAATCTGATTGCGAGTTCACCCGTGTGTGTTGCTTGTATGATCTTGAGCTTTGGATCACGGCCCACCATCCAAGCCGGAAGTAAGTATGAGGCAAACTCCGACTTAGTATGTCTTGGGGGCATGTTAACTATCAAACGATTTATCTCGCCTGATGCTAATTTATTAAATTTATCTGCAATGTGTCTGTGGTGGGACCCCTCTATAAAATCTGGCCACATGCATTTTACAAAAGATAAAAAATCCTGTTTAGCTTTATTCTGTATCTTTTTTTCAGCGTGCATGACTTGCAACTGTTTAAATTTTCTACGAACGTCTGCGGGTAATTTACTTATGTCTATATTATTCAATTCCATAAAAATTTTTTAAAAAATTTTTTGCACTACGTTTAAAGTGTTCAACATGTTTTTACCAGCTATAACTATCTAAATCAAGCAATACAACCTGTAGTAGTGGGACCCCTTTGTACAAAAAGGGGGGATAGGGTCTTGTTTAATTTATATATTTGGATTTGTTTTGGGACCCCTGGCGCGTTAGCGCCAGGGTTCGTGATTAGTCTAGCAAGACCATGTATTGTTTTGGAAAGTATTTAATAAACCAATCTAAACCTTTCCTGTGGTCATCCCATTGTTTTAACATCTCAGAGCCCATGATTACATCATAGACAGCAACAGCAAACGCAGGGAGTTTTGTTTTTTCTCCGTTAAACCTGTTGGAGATTTCTTCTTCAGCTGTTGGGTCTTCAGGTAAAGACACAGCAAAAGGAAGTTTGTATACCTTGTTGTTGTATTTTATTTCTTTCATATCTTGGATAATATAGGATAAGTCAAGCATTGTCAACAACCTTTATTCTTGTTTTTGTCCATGAATAATTACCCCAATTACTTTGAATTGTTTCTTTTACAGGATCTTCAATCGGTGTTTCAAGTGCCTCCGGTCTTGGGTGTAGTCTAATGAACTCTTGATAATATTTCCACATGAAATCCATTAAACAAGTCTGGTCGCAAAAGTATTTCCAATATCCATTTCGATAGTTGTTATCAACATTGATCTTAACTGTTCTCAAAACCTTAGAACCTTTAACACCACGAACTCTTGTGGTTGTTTCTCGTTTATGGCAAAGTGGACCATGACACCAATTATAATCACTCATTTCTACCCTCGATTTGTGGAAACATATAGAACCATTTAACTGTAAAAAATCCGGCAATTATTAATCCTAAAGTTCTGTCAAAATGAATTGCAATAATTATACCCAAAAAGATCACTGCAAAATGCAATGCAAAATAAAATGCTTTCAGCATTAATGCCTCACTTTCCAACTGCCACTTGCAGTCCTGTATCCATGTGCGTCCATGTCATAATAGACATAATACGCAGTACCATTTTTGGCAACACCATAACGAGATTTCTCATCATGTTTGCCCTGTCTAGTAATATGTTTTTTGTGCTTACTAGCCCAATAAGTTATGTAAAATGTTTTAGTCATATTTCTTTCTCTCTTGGACTACCCTATAGGATAGTCCCTTAATTGTCAATAGTTAATTTAAACTATTTTGTTGCATTTGTTTTCTAGCAATAGCAATCTTTTGTTCTCTTGTAAGAACTTCTTTATCTTCCAAAAGACTAGCCAAATTATCTGGACTATAGATTGATAAAGCTAAACTAGAACTTTCGTTCATCATTGTTTCATTTAAAACAACTCCAACTTTATCTGCAAGTGCTTTTGCTTGGTCAAATGTTCTATAAGATTTTAAACCTAATCTTAAAGTTTTCATCTTGCCCTCAACATAACTATACATCTGTTCATGCTCTTTAATTACATTGTCTGCACTTTGAACATACATTTTAAAAAAGTTTAAAGCATTTTCATCAACTTTATAATTTCTTGAATGACAATAACTAGAACCAATAGTCCAAAGTTTAAAATCATTTTCCCATGCTGATTTAGGTGTAGTTATAGATTTATCATCATTTGAAGATGTTTGAAATCCTAAAAATTTATTTACTGCGCTTTCATCAGCATAATATTTTGGATTTCTTTTTGAGTAATCATCATTAATAGATAAATTAAAATCTGGGTTAAGACCTTTTGCTTTTAATTCATCACGATAATATGCTCTTGCAAATTTTCTACTCATGTCAAACCTAACATGAACCTCATCATTTGCGTCATACTCTCTACCCTCATCATCAACTTTTTTAATTGGATTATGAACATAGAAACAATTATCTTCATACAACTCGCCACCCGCACGATTATATTTTTTAATCATTGATCTAATTGTATCAACATCATATTGTGGTTGATGAAATCTTACAACTTTCTCAATCATCACTTTTGCTTTATCTCGCATAAGGTTGTATTGTTCTTTTGCTTGAACCAACTTATCTTTTACTTTATCTTCGTAAAAAGATTGAAATTGATCTGCAATCACTTTTCGCTTTTCTGCGTTAAGTGTTATTTTTCTTTCTTTAGTCATGCTACCTCTTTCTTGATTATTTATTTTTTGCATAAATGTTTTTTATCACTTGACAATAGGATAGTCAAGTATTATATTGGATTTAATAAATTAGTTTTGGGATTATCTCTCCCACG